GCCACCACCCGTATAGGAGGTGCTCGTAGCTGCCGTACTACCACCGGATGATGCCGTCGTTCCGCGCAGGCAGTTGAAGTTAAGGGCTGTGTTATTGATGACGCCATCGCCAGACATAGGCGCAGTCGGCGTCCAGCTCTCACCCGTGAATACGGCAGTTCCCAGCATACCCGCTATGCCACGAACAAGACCTGACTGATAGGCATTCGAGCCTGCCGTGCTGACCGATATTGCCGCAGGACTAGCTATGCCCGTTAGTGCCCCGGCTGTCCCGGTCTGGTCCGCGGATTGAATAGAGCCACTCGCAGTCGTCTCCTCATACAGCTTGCCTTTGACAATGGCCGAGGTATTGGTGTATGTCCAGGTTGCCAGATGTGAGGCGTCACCATATTCACCGCCACCGGAGTTGAGTTTCGCCCATATCTGGGCACGACATTGGAAGGTGGCTGTTCCAGATGGCACATCTGAAATCTGGACCCAATGTGCTGAGTCATCGGTATTGGTAAGCTGTCCGCCCGAGGAACTGTCGTTGATTACGAATTCAGCAAATAGCGCAGAACCAGCCAGGGTAGCGGCACCACCAGTTGGCGGAGTAGCCGTGTTATTCCACATACTAATAGTACCAGCCGACCCAGAGAAGTTTAGGCTCTGCTGGCGCTCAGTAAAGGGTAGCGACGTAGGCAGGGTCGCCGGCGACTCTAGTGTAGCATAGTCAATGACGTTAGAGCCACCAACCATGACAATAGGCTTAGATGTGCCTATGCCAGCACCACTCGGAATGAAACCCATGTGCTCCGGCCGAGCATCCAGGAAACTGAATGTACCATCTGAGTTGCCCTCAAGCCAGGTGGCGCCATCATTCTTGGAGTACTTAACTCCGGCCCCAGAGCCATTATCCTTCTGGGTAACATATATGGTGCCGGTATCACTGATGCCTATGACTCCCGGGCGCGGTACGCCAGTATTGATTGTCAATGTGGCTGTGCCGGCTGCTACAGTCCCGGTATGGGCATTGACGATCTTGTATAGCGTGCTTCCGGACGTGAACCATATCTCGCCAGTCGTAGTCGGATGCAAAGCTAGTGTTGCGGAATAACTGTCAGTTGTCGTAACCGAGTAGACAAGAGTCCAGCTACCACCAGCGCCATAGTTATTCGAGCGCCAGATGCCAGTCGTACGATCCCATATGTAGACATACTGGCTGCCATTCTTATGCCGCATATCTATATATGTCCCGGGCGGATTCGGATTACTGCCAATCGTTGCGTGAATCAGGGTCCATGCCCCAGAACTTGCATTCCAGAGCCAGAGGCCGGTATTCGGGCATGCCGCCAATAGCGTCTTAGTTCCACTCGCATTGTTCAGCGCGCATAGCCCAACGGCCGTATATCCGCCCTGCGCAGTGCCTGTCCCAGGATCCGTAGCTGTAGCCAGGCCCATGGCCGTCCAGGTAGGATTCAGTGCTGGCGTCGCCCGGTACACATCCCCGGCCTGAAGCGTGTACTTCTGATTGCTGGCCGTTGAGGATGTATACATCTGGGTCTCGTCCTCGGAAATGGAGCAACAATAGCTCATTGCCGAGGCAACCGGGCTTATGGCGCCAAGCGTAGATGCCGTCTCGGTTCCTGGTGCTGCTAGGCCAATAAGCAGACCCCAGTCAGACGTCGTGTGAAGATAGAAGGTAGACGCAGCCTTTACATCATGGGCTATATACTGCGGCATCACATTGGAGCAGAAATCCCAGCGATTGTTTGCAGCCACCCAGCGGTACAAGCCCTGCGAGGCTGACATGTATATGTCACCGAAATGGGCCGGATCCGGATCAAAGCGAATGTGTGGGTTTACAAAGCCACCCTTCATACACATGGCACTGCCGGAATTCCACCATGTCCGAGTACTTCCGCCGGGCAGCTGTACCACCCCGAAGTTTAGCTGCGAATTCAGGTTGCTCATCTGTAGCGTAGCAGTTATAGCGCCATCCGACAATCGGCGCGTAAACCTGGCGACACAGCGGAAGTTCTGATCGCCAGTTAGCTTGACAGGTCTGGAGCAGGCACAAACCAGAAGATGGTTACCGGAGCCATCATTGATAACGTCTAGGCTCGACCACCACGATGTCGGGTCAAGAGCCCCGGTGCCGCCAATCTGGGTCCAGCTATTGGTATTGCTGGTGGAGGCTACCCAGACGCCATTAGTCCCCGCAGCTACGTACACGAATCCATCCAGGACCTTGACGTCCTCAATGGTGCTGCCAGCCGGTAGTCCTGTACATTGGGTGAAGTTAGGTGCTGCCGTGCTATGCGCATTGGTGCTCTTCCATAGGCCACCGAAACTACCGGTGCCTTTATCGCCAAATCCTGCATAAAGCGTAGTGGTCGTGCTTGGATCCTGGCATATCGAACGACAGTAATAGCTAGAGCCCGGAGCAGCTCCATTCATCTGGAAAATGGTAGGCCAGGTATTGCCGTGATCGGCAGAGCGCATTACGCCTTGCTTTGTAGTTCCAGCAAACAGATAGCTGGAATCCTCGGCTATATGCCTCCGACCAGAACGCTGCCAGTTCTGTGTCACGCCTCCAGGAACAGCAAATATATTGCCTGCGAACTGAGGCACCGTAGAGAGTACGGACCAGGTATCCCCACGGTCAACGGATATTAGGACGCCTCCACCACTACCGCTGTCACCTACGGCCGCATACACAACTGAGCCAGCCGGGCCACTAGGATCAAACTGTGGTGCGAATATAGACGAAAACTGGCGATAAAAGTTCGATTGCCCAATCCCACGGTTACGAACGAGACACTGATGGCCGTACAAATGGGTTGTGCTATCACGTGTAGTACGATACGCACCCTGGGTATCTGATCCCATGTACAGGTATCCGTCACCCGAGAAGGCGAGATTCTGCAGCAGACCGCCACCATCATTGTTGGTCGGATTCCAGATATTCGTCATGCCCGCAGCCACCTCCGATACCAGCTTATCACCACAGATGATCCCGGACCAGCACCACCCATTGTCAGGAAAATCTTGTTATCACCGCGCGCCAGGGACCATAGGTCACGTGGTGAATTCTGGATTATCTGTGACCAGACACTAACGCCGGCATTAACATCAACAGCGCTCTGACGACCAGGACGAGTGTCAACCTGAATGACCTGTCCGCTAGTCAGCGCGGTATTGAAACTGAATTGCCTTCCAGTAGTGACATTCTGGATAACCGGAAGTCCCGGGCCGGTAATTGTCCAGACTGGATAAGCCTCGGCACCGCCATCATTCGTAATCGTATCTGAGCCAAAGACAGTGCTAGCTCCAAGCGCAATCGGAAGCAATGGCAGGATGCCAACAGCCTGGCCTGCCAGCACATAGGTTTTCGACATAGGATTGAGGTCATACCAATATGGATCATCCGACTGGAGCGCAATGGCATACGTACTCCAGAAAGAGGTCTCATCAGTAGGAACTTCCGTGCCGGACACCGTAAACACCTGAAGCTGGCGTGTACTGCCATCCTGGCGCTGTACCTGCAAATACCCAGGCGTCGGAACGCCATTCCTCAGGCTGTGGAAGGCGTAGGCAATTGAGTCAAGCAGCTTCATGTATGCATTGATATCGCCCTGCGATTCGGCATATAGCCCCATGGCAATCTGACCGGGCTGCGGTACGAGCATCTGGGGCAATGCTCCACCATTCAGCAACGGGATCGAGGAAAAGCTAACTGGAACGCCCGAGACACCGACAATAGCAGTGCAAACATAGCCCTGGGAAAGCATCAGGTCAGTCAAGTACCAGTTATTGCCATCCGGATCCACATACGTGATCTGCGGCGGTGAAACTATCACGCTCTCCTCCCGCTACGCTGAAGCGTTCCATGCTGAATCTCCATCAGCCTGAATGCCTGCCTTACCCCAGTCTGCAGAACTTGTGCCGTCATGCCATCGAAATGAGCATGGTACTGAACACCGTCCGAGCCCTTGGTCGCTGCGGAGTAAATGGCATCCCATTGGCCAGGCGATAGAACAGGCTCCGGCTTGCTGAGCATATTCACGCCCCATTCACCTGGATACATCCAGCCGCCATCATCATAGCCATGCCCATGGCCAAGTACGCTTGTCCATGCAGAACCATATCTATGAATTGCATAATTCAGTCCAGCATAGATATTGGCCAATGGATCGAATATGCCGCGTCCCCGGAATGGGCCTGCATATGCCGCAAATGTAGACCCGATAACCTGCATCAGACCGCGTGAAGGATCGCCAGCTGCGGCATTGGAGTCCCAAAGGTTGATGGCGAATGGATTACCGCCAGACTCAGTAGTCATCTGCGACAAGACGGTGCCGAGGTCACCGGCAGGCTGGCCCAGCAAGCGCAGTACATAAAGAACAAGGCTAGCCCAGCGCTGAACCCCACCTCCAATTGCGCCATGTCCAGATGGAATTCCAATAGAGCCCATCGTAGATGCAAATTCTTGAGCCAATCTCTTAAGGACCGGAACTATTCCGGCCTGTATCTGTTGCATCGATGGGAGCATAGGCTGGACATTCAGGCCACCACCTGCCGAGAAACGCCTAATAGAGCCACCTTCAGAGAACGCAATGAAAGCCCGGCCTTCATTTACCGCGCGCATTGCCTCAGTGCCATACTTTGCATGAGCCGAAGCCCGCATCACGAATTCGTTATTCGACAGCCATGCCGGAATAGAATCAGACGTCCAGCTTCCAGGGCCATATATGGGCCCACCAGACGCTGCACCTACGCCACCAGGATATCCCGGAGAGGCTGGACCACGCTGGCCAAACGCCTTGAATCCTACATCAACAGTGACATGCCTGCCATTGACACCGCCCAGGGCTTTGTTCACCCTGTCCCGGAATATGTCAAACTGATGAGCCGCATCTTTCAGCTTGCCACCTAGCCCCGGTACCCAGCCGAACGCATTCGCGGCACCATGAATGATCGCGCCGAATACCGTGAGCACAACATTCAGGAATGTACGAATGAGGTTTCTGCCCTGGTTCATTGCGTCCTGAATATGGCTCACCACATGGTCCCAGAGCCACTTAGCTGCCGGCTCTATCACATTCTTGAATACCCAGACAGCAGCCTTCCCGAAAGCATCAACAATAGGCTTTGCCTGGTTCCAGAATGTCTGCACAAACGTTACAATTGCCTGCCAGACTGCCTTACCGACAGCCTCAATAAGCGCAAAGTCCTTCCGCCACAGCCACCATAGGGCATCAACAAGGCCCATGATGATGTCAAGACCGATCTTGAACAATGGCCCAATGAAGTGCCACAGCGTAGTGGTGAAGCCCTTGATGTCATTCCAGGCCTGCTTCCAGTGATCCCGGACAAACTGGACCGCCCAGCGAATAGCCGTCAGGCCGGGTATCAGCAACTGGCCCCAGCCATGAGTAAGAAAGTCCCAGGCATCCTTGGCCCAGTTCTTGATGTCCATCCATATGTGCCGCCAGTTCTTGGCAAAGAAACTAATCGCCAGACCAGCCAGGGCAATGGCAGCTATAATGCCGCCAATCCCGGTTGGGCCAACCATAATCACTACGGCAGCAAGAACCAATGCCAGTACCGGCAGCAACAGGTGATTCGCCGCAAGCCACTTCAGCGTCGCAGCTGCCAGATTGGCCATGATCACGATACCGGGCGTGAGGTAGACAATAAGCTGCGTTATGAATGGAAGCAGCACCTTAAGAACTTGCATTCCTGCCGGAAGCAATTGCAGGAACAACTGTGTGAATGCCTTCAGCAATTGTACCAGCCATGGCCCAACTAGCTTACCGGCCTGGAGTGCAAAATTCCCAAACTCCTTCCCGAGCTGTACGAATTGCTTACTACTGATCCATTTGTCAAGCGGGCGAATGAAGTCGCCAATTACCTTGGCGCCAATCCGCGCCATCTGCGCGAGAGCTGGCATGAAGTCCTTGGCAAGATCTGCTGCCATCGACACAATATTGTCTACGGCCGGTGCGACAGTCTTCTGGACATCGGCAAATGCAGCCTTCACAGCCTTAATCGACTCACCGACTTCACGCTGCTGTGGCGTCAGCTGCTGCCATGCCTTCTGTCCAGCTGGGCCAGCCTTCTTTAGCGCAGCCTCAACCTTGGTTATCTCTGGAATGGCAACGGCTGCAAACCCGGCAATCCCGGCTGTAGCAGCAGCCAGTGGCCCGGCCGCAGCCAGCCCGGCCGCACCTGCTCCAAACAAGCCAGCCCCAGCTAGACCACCCAGCGCTACATTCCCTAGACCCTGCCTCACCCGGCTAGCAAGCATAGCGCCAAATTGCCGCAGGCTGTTTTCGTCGATCTTAGTTCTAAGCTTAACAGGCCGAGCCTCCTGCTCCACCCGCATTGCATCGATTTCATCCTTGGCCTTTGTGGTATCGGCATTCACATTGGCGGTAAATCCCTGCCGGAGCTCCTCCTTGATCTTTTCGGTGTACAGCCGGATACTCTCCTGAAGACCACGCCCCAGCTTCGAGCCGAACTCACGCCCGATGTTGTCAGCCTCAGGAAATAGCTGGCGTCTCAATTCCTCATTGAATCCCTTGGCATCTGGCACGACGCCAACGGCAACTTCGCCTACAAAGATCTCTGCAATGACTACTGCCCTCCGGCATCTCGGCCGGTCATTTCCTTGTACCTGACTATGGCATCCTCGTCGGACAATCCTCGCAGCCTAGGATCAATAGCCTTGATCTCCGAGATTGCACGAATGCGCCTACGACGTACCCCAATACCAGGACGCTCAATTGGATCAGGATGCGGTACCTTGCTTTTGGAATGTGATTGCGCGTACATCCAGGCAAGATGCCTCACCTCATCCACAAGTGTCGCCAGCAGGTAGTCGGTAGACGACCATGGCGCTCGCTTCGGATCACTTCTCCGCGCTGCCAGCTCATCCTCGGGAACGCTATTCCTGATTGCGGTACTGGTAGCGCTTTCCGTCGGCAATTGGTCAACCAGCACCATGAACCGACGCCAGGTCAGCCCACTACCACGCCGGAACAGGTCGACGAAATTGACGCCGAAATAGCGCTGTAGGTCAGCCTCTACTTCCTCCGGGCATTTCTCGAGGAGCCAGACTGCCTTTGCGATTTTCCCCGGCCGAGCCTGGCAGACCGCGCGCACTGGGTGACGACAGCCTCCATCTCAGCAAGGGTAAGGTCAGCGTCCATCCAGACCTTGAGTTCCTTGTCGTTCAGGATGACGCCTTCAGCCCAGGTATCGAAATCGCCCTGGAGCATTGCCCGGTAGGCAGTCGCCGGCCAGTTACCGGCATGTACGATCCGGATGATCTTTCCGTTGATCCTGACGGTGGTAGGCTTTTCCTCAGCCTCAGCCCCGAGCTGATCCTGCAGATCATCAAGGTCAATGTCAACCTCGACTTCACCATCCGGCTCTTCGACTGCTTTCAGAGCAGCCGTTTCCTGGGAAACCATGTCGAGCGCTCCGATCAGGTGAAGTAGTTGGCCACGGTCACATTGGAGCCGGTGAAGTTGATGTAGCGCTTGGCCACGCCGGTCACCGCACCACCGGTCTGGTTGATGACGCCAGGATAGAACGTGAACGTGAAGTTGAGCAGCTCGACGTCAGCCTGCTGCACCACGTCGTCTCCGCGCGCGGAAACCTTGACGTTGGGAGCGAACAGCCGCATCTTCTTGGTGCCATCAATGGCATCCAGAACCATGCCGTAACGGTTGTCAGCCGGTGGGTCAGGGATGATGTAGCTCGAGATGAGGGTGGACGTTGCCGGCTTCAAAGGAGACGAGGCGACCGGGAAGATGGGAACGTCGTCGTACAGTGCACGTACGTAAGGGTTGAGACCCTCGAGACACGTGAACTGCCCTGACTTCTGCCCGCCAGTCAGCACGGTACGGATTGATGCCAGCGTACCGGCCGCGTTGATCTCCTTGGTTATCTCGTCGTTCTTGAAGATGTAGCCGGAGACGTCCAGCCAGCCAAGGCAGCGCCATGAGCCTGATGGCGTCAGCGTGCTAAGATCCTCGAAGCCGACCGGAACTCCGGTGGTGGCGATGTTCGGCGTTGCAACATAGGCGACGACATCGCCTGCTGCAAAGGTATTGAGATTGCTCTTGACTTCGGCCGTTGTCATGCCAGGTCCTTTCTAAGCGGCACGAATGTAGACCTCGTACGTTGCTCCATACCTGATAATTGCCTGATTCGCTTCAAGCAGCCAGCGCGGGCCATTCACTGTCGTGACCCTTTGCACCACCCCATTCGTAGTTCGTGTTCCAGTCAGCGATAGCAAGGCTGCCTGAATTGCTCGCGCTGCCGTACTAGCGTCCGCCTCGCCAGTAGTTGAGAACACATCGACATCAATGATCGGACGGTCAATCATTATGCTTCTATTCGCGCCACTAATTCGGTGCACACGAACAGCGATCCCGGTAAACGATCCGGGTAGCTTTGTCGAGAATCGATAGCTGGCAAACTTCGGGCCAAGCACACTAAGCAGCTCAATCTCCGCATCAGCGAATGATGGCAGCGTAGGTGATGGCATTACAGCCGACTCCCTTCCACAGCCGCACGTAGCAGCGTGTGGTATGGCTCAGCCCCGGCCGAGCCCCACTCCACGAACATGGCCTCAGGAGCGTCGTTCCAGACGATGACCTCCGCCCGGTCATGAGTCGCGCCGCCATGCGTATGCGACCGTACGTGAAAGCTAGCCTTGTATCGGCCTGCGTGTGGGTCAGTAGGTGGCCCAACCGGGGCGATCGCCTCAGCATAGCTTGCAATCGCATGGCCAACGCGCTCCAGGTGGCGCCGTAGGAACGAGGCATTCAGCATCTCACCAACACCCTGATGCTTGATCGTCAGCCTAGTGCTCATACCGACGCACCCGTCACATGCCGGCCCTGTACCTCGACATAGGACTTGATCCCGGTGAATGGGGACTGCCACTGATTCGGAGAGCTCTGGATCTCGAACTTATCGCCATCAATGATCATAGCGTCCAGCGCGGTGATGCTGACGCCATCCGGAAAGTTCACGGTTACATCATCTGCTATCATCTCGGTGCCGCCAACCTGCTCGGTTCCTCGACCCATATACACCGCGCAGCCAGTAACCGTTTCCTGCGTCTCGGTAAGCACATCATTACCACGCGCATCAACACCGGTAACAGCACGATGTACGATGATGACAGTATCTCCATATAGCAATGGCATCATGGCCTCGTAAGCTGAATCGTGCCATACTTACCACCCCGGTAGTCGTCCAGCGCAGTAAGGTCAGCGTCCTTGAGCGCGGCCGAGATGCCGCCACCTGTTCTCTGAAGCCTGTAGCTATAGGAGCCAATTGTCTCGCCAACAACGCCACCAGCCTGAGTGGGCGCAGTAAGCAGGGCTATGGCTGCCGTACACAGCACTGATATGACCTCGTCTGGAATAACAGAGAATCCGTGGTCATAATTGACCTTGAACGTCTCACTATACCAGCCAATATCATACCAGAACTCTGGCAGGTTGATGATGCCGGATGACGATGGATCAGGAATGGTGATCTCATCAATCTCGTCAAACACATACCAGGTAACACTGATATCCGGAACACCAATGGCACCGGAGAGCGCCGTTACCGAATTGACTGCCTGTACCGGGCGATAAGGCAGCTTGACAATTCCGCCACTGGAGCGCAACAGGAGGATATCGCCCGGATGATTCAGGAAGTCCTTTCGGCAATACCGGCGGATAAATGCACTACCATCAGCCAATAGTGCATTTATCCGCGCAGCCTCGATCGTATTCAGTGAACGCCCCAGCCGAGCCGTGACATCGGCTGATGTAGCTAGTGGCGGGAGCGACATGGCTGCCTCCTATCAGGTGGACTTGCCCGAGGACCGGCCGCCAGAGCGACCAGTACCGGAATCGGAAGGCAGCTCAGCCGGGGCAGCACCCTTGGACTTGAGGAATTCCTCGTACTGCTGGGACTGAGCCTGGAGCGCGGCATGCCTGGCCTGAACATCGGCAATAGCTGCCTCGTCCGAGACGCCGGCCAGTTCGGTGGTCGGATCGAATGGCGTGTACGCGCCTGCTGTCGCGTAGGACGTCATCTGGCTCAGCGCCTGGGCCGTGGTCGGAGCCGTAGCGGTCGTCGGCAGTACTGCACCGAACGGCCACCGGGCCGTGATGCTCGAGCCGGGGCTGAGGATGGTGACCGGGTTGACGGTTGCGTAGGCGAGTCGCATGACCATCCGCATGGCCACAGCGTCCTGCTGCATCAGGTTCAGAATGACCTTGCCGGAGTCGTTGCTCACGACACCTTCCGTGAACATCTTGAAGCTGATGTCCTGCCGAACGCCAATCATGGCCTTGCTGAAGTCGCCCATGAGAAGCTCAGCGCCGGTAGCGCTGGCGTTCCAGGAGCCATTGTCGACCTCGGTAGCCGGGTAGCCATAAAGGCGTCCCGGAGCACTGCCGTCGCCACCCTGGAGATCCGGCTCGTAGATCGGCACACCCTGCGCGGACCGAATCCCGACCAGCTTCCAGGAAAGGCCAGGCATCGCTGCGAAGCCCTTCACCGTGTATCCGGTCTGCACGATCTTCTGGGCCAGGGCACTGATGTCGGCCGCGTAGTCGACAGCAGTACCAGCCTTCTGGACCTGCAGGACCTTCTTGGCACCGGTGAAAACAGCTTCACCCCATGTCGCTGGCTTGTTGGTACCCCAGAGCACGGCCGTGTCGATCAGTGCACCCGCCGACTCCACCATGCGCGGCTGGACCTGCGACCAGATCGGCATGTCGGCGTCATCCAGGTAGGCCTGTGGGATAGGCACGATCGTGGCCAGTTCCTCGACCACGAGGACTACGTTCTTCCAGGCCTGATACGTAGTCTGCTTCATGCCGGTGTCGCCGGAGACCCAGTAGCTGACCGGCAAGACGTCCAGCACGGGGATGCGCTGGGTCTTACTGGAGAGCATTGTCCTCTGCATCAATGCCAGGGCTGCCGATTGTTTCGGCAGCTCCTCGATGATGCTAGTGGCCAGAGGCTCCGGCACAAGGGCATCCGCCTGCCCTGAAGTACGGGCAATGATGCCGCTATATGAACCTGCCATTTCGCGTCGCTTTCTGCGCGACGACTATAGCGCCGCGCTATTCGATGTCCTGATGTATCATGCCACGGAACACTTCCTCCATGGTCCTTGGCTGGGCACCGGGTGATGGTGCGCCACCCGCGAACATGGATTCAACCGGGCGTCCGGCCAAACCGGCAGCACCTTGCGCCGTTGGAGCTGAGCCAGGCGTGCCGCCCCAGGCCAGCCCCATGGCCTCAACGGTCCTCTTGGCGATTTCCGTTGCCCTATTGTTGATCATGGTCGCGATCGACATCGCCCTGTTGTTGATCTCATCATCCGTGCCGGATCCGAGAAGATCAATTGCGTCAACAGGCAAGTCGTATGTTGCGGCCGCCATTACCCGAGCGTGGTTTGCTGCACTCTCTGTTGCGCGGCGCTCTGCCTCATCCGCTCGCTCAGTCGCGAGCTGGAGTTCGGTCTTGTCGGCATCCTGGATCTTCTTCAGCTCAGCTGCCGCTGAAGCATTCTCCTTGGCCCGACCCTCGTGCTTTCTGGAAAGCGTCTGCCATTTCTTGGCTTCCGCCTCCCAGTCGACCTGAGGCTCGGCATCGGGCGTGTCGCCCTGGCCCTGTGGATCTGCCTGGTCCTGACCAGTGATATCCTCGGCCGGGGGCGTGTCGCCGGCTCCGGCTTGGGCTGCCAACTCGGTCATCTCGGTTCCCTTTCCGAATCCGATAGCACGAATCCTAGCTGATCGTGCCTTTTCGCGAAAGCCTAGCGGTGAATGTGCCTGGTAGAGCCTCCCTCGTCATTTTCATGATCCGCCGCGTGCCGGGCTGGATTGCGACCTGCATGCATATGCGCCATATGTGCTACGAAATGCTCCGGCGTCATTCGCCAGACCTGAGGGACTACCGTCATCCCGGTCCGCAGGGCATATGGCCTATCCGGATCCAGCCTTACCTCAGCCTTTAGTGAGAATGGATCAAATGGCATATGGCCCTCAGCCACCGGATCATCATAACCAAGCCACACCTGGACATTGACACGAATGACATCAACGCCAGTCCCGCTATCGGTAAGGGATATCACCGGGGCGACGGTCAGCGTATCCGTGCCGGTACCAGAGTCATTCAGGGAGACGGTGTTCGTATTATCAGGTAGAGCCACAAGAACATCGGACCCAAACCCAGAATCAGATAGGGAAATGACAGAAACAGGATACGCTTGCAGACTATCGGCACCCTGGCCCGAATCGACAAGTGTGACTGTGACGGCAACGACAACAGTGTCTCCACCCGCTCCAGAGTCACGTAGCGTTGCATACTGAACAACAGAGTCAATACCTTCCCCGATATCATTCAAGCTCACCAGTGCCGAAACAGCCAGTGAGTCAATTCCTACTCCAGAGTCAGCCAGGGTCTTTGTGACAGCGCCAGTAGTGACAACAATTGAATCTATGCCAGCACCCGAATCCGCCAGCAAGGCAGAAATCGCAGCCGCAAGTGAGTCAAGGCCGGTACCAGACTCCGGCAATGCGACAGAAGCTGAATCCACCATGGAATCAGCTCCGCCACCGGAATCGGACAGGCCAATAGTAGCTGATACGGAAACGGCATCCGTCCCCGAGCCGGAATCAGAAAGCGCCAGGGTGGCAACCACAGCCAGGCTGTCGATTCCAGTACCGGAATCAGCCAGTGACTTTGTAATGCCGGTCTGGACATTGATTGAATCGGCACCAATACCGGAATCAGTCAATGTGGCCGTTATGGCTGCAACTAGGGCGTCCACGCCAGAACCAGATTCCGGCAGCGTCACAACAGCAGAATCCACGACTGTATCAGAACCACCGCCCGCATCAGCTAGGCCAACTGTGGCTGACACGACAACTATGTCCGCACCTGAGCCCGGATCCGACAATGCCAGCGTAGCAGCAGTCGTTATCGAATCCGATCCTGACCCAGTCTGTGCCGGCAGAGTTACAGTTGCGGACGTCACTATGCTATCCGAACCAGCCCCTGAATCCGGAAGTGGAAGCGTATATGACACAGTCTGGCTATCTACACCGATACCGGAATCTGGCAATGTGACCGTAGCTGAATCGACAATGCTATCAGTTCCGGCTCCGGAATCAGGCAGGGTAACTGTAGCTGAATCGACAATCGTATCTGATCCAGCACCGGAATCAGCTAGCACCAGGGAAGCTGAATCGACAATCGTATCAACACCAGATCCTGCATCATTAAGGGAAGCTGATGCCGACACGCTGAATAGGCTGTCATTTCCAAGTCCGGAGTCAGACAGCGCTATCACGGTAGTCGGAATGACTGAATTCGGAACCTGGAATAGCTGGGCTATCTGAGGATACGCTAGCAGCGTTTGCAGCATCTGCTTGCGAGTAAGTCCTCCACCCGATGGTGCAGCAGCACCAGGAACGTCAGCAATCCAGACACCGGCGTAGTCGCCGGCAGATGGGTTGTTCTTGACCTTCTCTGTCCACGTATACCCGCCTCCGGATACGGTCATCGTGGTTACCGCTGCGCCACCGTCCGAGGCAACGACGGCC